TCAGCACAGGTCGTTATTTCTTGAATCTCACGATTCGCAGTAGCGGTATTTGATACTTCATCAGAAGCAGAAGCTGACTCGCTAACTTCAGCGTTGAGAAAAGCCCCTGCTAGTGACGCAAATGGTGCAGCCGCGAATGGTGAGATTCCAAACACATTACGCTTCGGTCAAAACAGCTTCTGGAAACCAACGGTTTTGTGAAACGCCATCAGCATCAGTCCACTCTACATGGTAGAAGAAGTCGCCATCTTCTGTCATGCGAAGCGCCTGTACTGGACCTTGAGGGACGGTTGCTTGAACTTTTACGTTCTGACCTTTGGTAAATTTCGTTGCCATTTTTATATCTCCTTATGCAGCGTCAAGGCTGAATGTGTAAGTAACATTCAGTGTATCACCAGCAACAACAGCGCGATCACCGGGGGACTGGAAGTCAGAAGCTGAGAACAGAATACCTCCTGTGCCAGTAGCCGCATCGGTAAGAAATGCGCCAGCAACAGTGCCGCCGGGAGCTGTAATAACAAACGCATTTGGTGCGGCTGAGTTATCAATAACTGAAGGATCAGCAAGAGTTGCGGCACCAAAAGTCACGGCTTTACGGTTACCCGTGTAGTCTGTGTACTCAGTCCAGCCCGCATGCGAAGCCAAGGTATCGCCAGCAGCAATCGTTGTGCCTGAACCGGGACCGGTAATCAGACCTAGATACCAAGCTGCGCTGTATGTTACGCCAGAGAAGAACGTGTCATTCATGTACTGAAGACCTTCGTTAACAACTAGATTTGGGTTCTTTTCTTCCCATTTCAGTTTGCCATCCTTGTCGATACATTGGATCGTGAATACGCCAGCACCACCAACGGAAGAAACTGATGCTCCGCTTAGTAGAACGCTTGCGCCTACTTTATCTACAGAAACTGCTTTATTTGAGATCATTTAAAACTCCTTTAAGAAAGTCTAATAATTGCTGAAGTATTGGAAGCGGCTGGAAACTCTACTTGGAATACTGTAGTTGAGATCTTGTCCGAACCAAAGTCTAAAACACAAACCGCTGCACCACCAACCTTATAAATAAGCGCTCCACGAGCGGTCAATGCACTTGTCCACGAGGTATTAGTAAAGGTGATAAATGCGGTCCCGTCCAGTATGCCCAAGGTTGGAGACAGAACATTGCCACCGGCAGTGTACCCAGTTGCCACAACCTCACCAACGGTTGTATAGGCAGCGGTATCCTGATCAAGAGTTGATGCATTGGTATACAGCGCTATCTTGAATACGTTTGTTGTGCCAACACCAAAGTCAAAGTTCCCATCGAGAACCCCTACTTTGAATACGTCACATGTAAAGTTTCCAGTAAATGGCATTATTTAACCGGTATCCGTACTTGCCCAGACCTGTAAGCATCCTGTCTTTCCATTCCATCACCCAGACGTTTAGCTAGTGCCAATGCTTCATTATATCGAGAAACGTAATTTTCCATAACGTCTTTGTCTGACTTCATGAACGCTGCTGCTTCTAGCATCGCGCCATAAAGCAAGACACTGTAAAAGTTATCCCCAAGCCATGTTGTACCTGCTGTAACGATTGACTCAGGGTAGTAATAGTAATGAAGCTCTACGTCATATGCCAAATCAGGGGTTGGTCCAAGAATGAATGACAGTTCATTCGTTATGATAGGCGATGCATCGTTAGTGGTTGTTGGTCCAAACAGGGCATAGTATTGCGGCTTTCCCGTATCTGTCTTGATAGGGTAGGCAGCCCGTATGAAGTTAACATCCTTGTTAAGCAAGAAATCATACGCATCAGTGACTGTGTCTATAACAGCCATTGAGTAAACTGCCAGAAAATCTCCGGGCGCTGACAGATATTGATTATTAGCGGTTAATATCCCAGTGACGTTCTTCCGTATGGAAGGGAACTGAACACTGTTATATATCCGCTGCTCCGCCTGATCAATAAACGTATTGATCTGTTGGGCAGACGTAAAGCTACTGACTGTTTGTGGGAACTCATTCTCACAATATGCCTTAATCGTCTGCGATAGCGCCGTGTAATCCATTAGCCCATCTTCTTCGAGTGACCAGTGCCTTTAGTAGCGGCTCCAGTACCACGGGTCTTCATGGTCTGTGTGTTAGGGATATTGTTTGGATATCCATTATTACCCAGATCCTCTTTTGACAGCCCAGTAATAGGCTTTGGCTGACTAGGGTTAACGCTAGATGCTTTTTCTGGAATAGCCATTATTTGCTCCCAGAGTTCTTGTACTTGAACGAAGAGACCTTTTGATTAGCAACCTTAGCCAATCCACGACCCAACTCTTTCATTTGCAGGTTGGTCTTTCCGCCTTTGCTAAATTTCTTAACTGAGTTTCCTGCCGAAGGCTTACCGGCTGCGATTATAATCTTCATATTAACTCCTAAGTTGTGACTACTGTTACTGTTCCTAGCTGGAATGATAAAGCTAGGTAATTTGGTGTTAGCCCCACATCGCTTGCTCTAGAACCTCCAACAGGAGCATAGCCCCACTGGATAATTCTACTTCCGCCTTCAGGATAGCCGTTTTCATCAACAGACGTTCCTGACCCATTAACCAATTGTAACCCGCTATTACCAGACTGCAAATAGCTTAAATCCTTTCTAGGATTCCTTACAGCCTGCGGATCGTCAATTGGATACATCCCCAGTTGTAACTGAGGCTGATCCGGTTCCCAGCATTCAGGACAAACAATTATATTAACTTGCTTTGTCTTGATGATCAAAGCCTTTAGCTGTGTTAGCTTGAACCTAAATCCGCATCGATCACACTCTGCAATCGAGTTCTTGGCGGACGCAAACCTATTACCCACAAATATAAGCCCTGCGAGGGACAAATCTCACTGCAGACTTGTCTCTATCTTCTTCAGCAGCAAACTTCCACTGTTCCTCATACTGGTCCTTTAGGGACTGTATGCGGTCTGGAGCTATCTTAACGGCGAGGTAATATGCCAAGCCAGCAATCAGGCAGGTAAGGAACCTAAAGGGGATGTCTTGGGTGTTAATACCATTGCCTGCGTCTTGTATCCTGCGTAAGCGCCAGTATACGAACGTGTAGTAATCACTCTGATCTGGGGCTGGATATACATAAATCTGCGGATGGTCCACCCCAGTAGTGGGGTCTGTGCCTTCTGGTCTGCCACCTATTGGGTAGGTGGCTCCTGACTGGCGATTAACCCATAACTGAATAGGGCGACCAGTTGAGTTCTTGTTAGGGATGGTTGCGTATGTAGATACGCTAATACGGGTTATAGACAAGTCCTGCTGACTTGAACCCGTCCCTACCCTTGTTACATGTTCTAGAAGATCTATTGTATCAACAGGCAGATTGTATGAGACCTGATTAAGAACTAACGGTATCTCACCCTCTTCAATCGTCCACAGGTTTATCCCCCGGTTAGCCCATTCGACCGTCAGGAGGTTTAAACTGCGTCTTGCTGTACGGATATCATAACCAGTGCGTAGCTCTGCCCCGCACCTCTCGAATGCCTCTTCGATAATATTAGTTAGGTCTAGGTTAGATGATGCTGTGCCTGATGTGGTCATTTAGCATTTCCATGCCCGAAGGCTTTTGTTTATGCGGCTATTGGGATCATTTGCCGTCTTAGCGGATGTCAGCTTCTTTTTCATGCCAGACATTCTGGCACAGAATGACTTCTTGCGGCTTCCACCTTCTGGCTGCGGAGCCTTCAAACCGGGTTTGTCTGGGTTGGCTGCGTTATATGAAGCTCGTCCTTTGGCGTTTAAACCGCCTTTCTCAGACTTGCCTTCTTTGCGTTGCCATGCGGGAGTCTTAGCCATTATCTGTACCCCGCTGTTTTCTTTGCAATAGTCTTGGGCTGTGCCACAAACTGCTTACCTGCTGCCTTACCTGCGCGTTTTGCACGGGTGGTTGCTGCGTACTCTGCTGGGCTGAGACTTTTGATTGCAGCCTTTGGAAGGTATCGCTCACCTGTATCAGAAGACTTTTTACCGCTTTTTGTACCCCAATCAGCTTTTGTCCAAGATTTTAAACTCTGCTGCTCTTTTCGTAGTGCCATGCTACAATCCCCCAACTGGAGAACTAAATGAATGAGCTTTGGATTGAAATACCCGATACAGGTGGACGCTACTCAATAAGTAATTTCGGCAGTGTGCGATCAAACTGGTCAGACATTCCACGGCGTAATTTATCACACCGTGTTCGAGTTGAGGGAGTAAAACACCTAAAGCCTTGGGTTCACACAACAGGATATTGGCGTGTCGGGCTGGGCAGAAACAACTCTCGATATGTTCATCGCCTAATTGCAGCGGCTTTTCTTCCAAATCCTGACGGGCTAACGCAGGTTGACCATGTTGACGGCAATCGCCTGAATTTAAGTCTTGAGAATTTGCGTTGGGTTTCGCCAAAACAAAATGTTTTACTAGGCGGCGAACGACATCAATGGGAAGCACAAAAGTCAGCAAGCACAAAGCGCCGCTTGTTTGTAGAAAATGCGGCTGAGTTTGTTGCTCTGCACAATGCAGGTCATAGCCTTCGCTGGATTGCAAGAAAGTTTGGCACTGATCATAAGACAGTCCGTAGCCGCATTGACCAGTTTGATACTTAATCACGATACCCGCCGCCAGCAGCCTTATATTTCTTGGCTACAAGTTGAGCCTTTCTAGCTGACCATTCCCCAGCGCCAGTACCTTGAGTTGCCGCTGCCTTTACCTGAGACACAATCTTCTTGCGAAGGGTAGGCTTTGTGTAATTACCAGCAGCGTTAACTTTGCTCTTAGCCATTATAGAGTCTCTATAATAAGTTACTTCTTATTT